ATCTTTCCGCTTGCTCTCTCCACATCACGCAGTTGATGAAGTCTGCATCGTATTCACCATTTGTATTTTTAAAATTTCGATTGCATGCGATATTAAATTGTGCTGTTGCTATATTGCTCGGTGTATAGCGTAGCTCTGCATCTCTGGTTAACCGACCAATAAGAGTCACATTGTTGATCATTATTATCCTCCCACATTATTCATTTCGGCAGCTTCCTTAACTGCTTCTGCTTTCTTTCGTTCCTGGACTTGGTACTCCCGATTTAATTTGTTTAGGATTACCTCTTGTGCAGTGTTTTGTTCAGCAAAGCGCTGAATACTTAATTCATGCTCCTGAATGGTCCACTGCATATCCTTGATTGTTTTTTCTTGTTCAGTCAATCTGGAGTTGAGATTGATAGCAATTACCAATGTAACTCCTGCCAGCAATACCAAGTTAATGATCAGCCAATCAATTTTACGTTTCATCTTCTTTTACCCTTTCTAGTTTTAGATGTCCTGCATTTCTTCCTTGTTCATTTAAGTGGATGTAATATTTAAGTAATGCACTATCTTTTCCAGTGATTCTGCTCAACTCCTTTAAAGTGCCTGTGCAGATGTACTTATCACGATCATACAGCTTATAATCGGCAAGAATTTCCGGATCACCCATCAAAGTTTTTTCCTCAATGCCGAAATACTCGCACAATTCTTGGACATGATCAGGATTGATGTCATCCTTAGTGATCCATTCTTGTATCGTCTGTTCACCACGATATAGATTCCTAGAGAGTTCTCTGCGAGTGAGACCTTTTACTAAAATCAACAATTGTAATTGCTGACGAAAGTGATCCATTTGATTTTTCGTATAATGTCTCATAATTATCACTCCTGCTTGACAATCGCTGTCTTTTCGAGATCCTCACGCTTCAAATCTGCGATGAGCCAGTCTAAGTACTTCTTTGCCTTATTTAGATCTTCCAATCCGTTTTTCTTTTGATAGCGACAAAGATACTTGATGACATTTCCCCAGTAAAATCCCCGGACTTCTTTTGGTCCTCCAGCAAAATTGCGAATAATGTCAATTGATTCAAGACCATATTCCCCACAGTAGTGATTAGGTTTATTTACTTTGTCAAAACCGTTATTTAAAATTTCTTCTGTCATTTTAGTCGTTCCTCCTTAATCCAAACACCATCCACTAGTTTTCCTGTTCGATCTTTGATTTCTTCATAAGCGATATTCAAGCACTCAACGAAGTCATGATGTAGCAATGCTGAAATTCGCATCAATTCATAAACAACATTTTTTAGTTGGTATGATTGTCGGTTAAAATATGCTGCCAATGATTGGTCCATCATAACGACAAAATAATCTTCTGACTTTGCTGCGTTTAAAAATACGAATGTATTATTTTCTGGGAAAATTTCTTCTGTCTTGATTTCTAATTGCAATGTCAAACCGATCAACACTACAGTGATGTCTCCGATGCTATCTTTTGTAACTTCCTCATCGTTCTCTGCCAGTCCTCGTGAAAGTTCACCGATCTCTTCATACAATTTCAAAAATTGCTTATTTGGATCTTGCGTTTGCAAATTCCGATCGTAAAACCAGCGCTGAACTTTTGCGATTAAATCTTTTAATTGTTTGTTTTCCATCAATATCTCCTGCTTTCTGTATTTTCTGGGAATTTAAAAATATGTTTGCTTGCGCCCTTGAAGATCCTGTCAGCAAGGGCCTTGTTATAAATTGTTTTAATATCGTTGCTCGATAAGTTTGTGTTAAAAAATGTTGTTTGACGATTGTCCAAGATTTTAAACAGTACTCGTTGTCTCCACTCATTTGCTTCTTTGAGGTTCCCACTCATACTGCTCTCTTTCCCTAAATCATCAAAGAAAAGAAAATCAACATTGCTCAGCAGATTCACAGCATAAGTTTCTGTGAAGTCTCCTCGACCATTGAAGCTTTCTTCAATTTTTGAAAAGAGCGCAGAAGTCGAAATGAATAGCACACTCTTTGGTTGCTTGCATTCTTTAAATTTTTCATTCAATGCTTTGGCTATTCCAATAGATAAATGGCTCTTTCCGACCCCTGGAGGACCGCTCAAGATCACATTTCCTGTTTCGTACTTTAGAAAGTCTCGCAACATTCTTTTTGAGAAGTTCAAAGCTTGTTCACACCGCTTATTTCCAGCATCGTAATTATCAAGTGTTTTATTTTCCAACTCCTTGGAATAGATGCTCTCACGATAAAATACTTTGTATGTATTCGCTAGAATGGACTGGATAGCTGCTTCTTGCTTTAAGTGTTCCTGAAATTTATTGATTTCTTCTTTTTCGCATTCTGGACAAATGTCAAGCGATTTCTGGGATCCATCAATCATGACTTTTGCAGTGATCATCTTGGATCCGTGCTTATTACATATTTTTGGTTCACTAGTTGAACCTACTTCATAATCCTGATGCATTAAAACCCTAACCTTTCGTCTTGCTGTTGAGTTGATGCACTCGAAGGCATCTTCTGATTTAAGTATTTTTCAAACTTACTTGCATTAAACAATGTATCTGGAGTTAAATACTTGGACATTTTGGAGTCATTCTTCCACTCAAGAGTTTTTACGTCAATAACATGTTTAAAATCATCTATTGAGTAATTCTCGCTTAAACGACCATTGATTAGTCTTTGAGTTGATTTACTAGTAGGTTTAAAATGAGATCCTGTTTTGTCATTTAGATATTTGATAATTTCGTCATAGACATCAGATTGAGCTTTTTGCTCTATATCTATATCTATATCTATATCTATATCTATATCTCCGTTGCCTTTTGTTGCATCGGTGTTGCATTGCAACGCTTTTTGATTTTCTCGATGCTTGCGAGACCTACGGGTGCTTGCTGTTTCACTACCTACCATCTCAGGAACTTGTTCAAGATTAAACTGATAATTGTCTGATGTAGTTAATAATTTCTTTTTTGTTAAAAACATCAGTGTCAATCTAATTGCTTCTGGATCTTCGTCTATTAAAAGAGAAAGTTCTTCGGCTAGATCTTCTGCTAGACCCTCGAAATATAACTTCCCTTGCTCTGCTAGACTTGCCAGCATCATCTTCAGGTAGATGATTGTGATTTCTTCTCCCCCAGGAAGCTTTCTCATGAGCTTCATTTCTTTGGAATTAAAGAAGTCATCTTTTAGTTGTAACCAGTAATATCTACGATTCTCAGTTACCATTCATCAGGCCTCCTTATTTGAAAATTTCGCATATTCCTTGTGAAAGAATAGTTTGACTGTTCCCAAACTGCCATGTCTATTTTTTTCTAGGATCAATTCTGTAACATTATCAGGTTCTTCCTGCTCTTCACGATTGTAATAAGCTTCTCGATAGAGAAATGCGACTATGTCAGCATCTTGCTCAATCGATCCTGATTCTCTCAAATCTGAGAGCACAGGCCTTTTGTCATTTCGCTGTTCAACCCCACGAGATAGTTGACTCAATGCAATTACCGGAACTTTCAATTCCTTAGCTAATATTTTTAACTGCCTTGAAATTTCAGAAACTTCCTGCTGTCGATTTTCTCGACCTCTACCAGTGATTAGTTGAAGATAGTCAATTACAATCAATCCAAGACCGCCAGTTTCTTGAGATAATCGCTTGGCTCTGGATCGAATCTCAGCGATTTGAATTCCTGCTGTATCGTCAATATAGATTTTTCCTTTTGCAAGTTGCTCTTGTGCCAGGATCATCCTGCGCCATTCACTTTCAGAGAGATTACCTGTTCTAACGTGGTACGATGGAATCAAGCCTTCTGCTGAGAGCATACGCTCTACAAGACTTTCAGCCCCCATCTCAAGGGAAAAAATTGCCACTGGTTTTCCTGCTCTTATTGCCACATTTTGGGCGATATTTAGAGCAAAAGCTGTTTTTCCCATCGCTGGCCGTGCTGCAAGAATAATTAAATTATCAGTGTGTAGACCAGTCGTGATATTGTCGAAATCTGTAAAGCCTGTTGGTGTACCTGTTACATCACCAACACGTTGCGAGCGCTCATCAATAATCGACTGCGTAGAATCGATAACATCGATGATTGGACGAAAGCCAGTCTGCTTGTCATTTGCTATGTTTGACAAAGCTTGTTCAGTCTGGACAAGTATGTCATTTAGGTCTGATTGACCATCATATACATTGGCTATCGTTTGATTGAGATCTTCAATAACCTTTCGTGCTCTCGCTTTTTCGGCTACAACCTTGGCATAATGCTCAATGTGAGCACTGGTTGGTACAGCATTGATAAGACTAGCGAGAAATGCCATCCCACCGATTCGATCAAATTCGCCTATTGAGTCAAGTGCTGATTTAACTGATACGGGGTCGATTGGTTCTCCCTTGTCCGACAAATCTTCCATGATTCCAAAGACGATGCCATGTGATAGTTTGTAAAAACTTTCTTTTGAGAGGTGCTCTGAAGCAATTAGGATTTTATCTGGATCGACAAAAATTGATCCGATTACAGCTTGTTCAGCAAGAATATCATGAGGCAGGATTGTGTTGTTTTCTGCCATAAATTGCTCCTATCTACGATATCCAAAACGCATTGCTTCTCGTGCTTCTTGAATACGTTGCTGTTCAGCAATCATCTTTTTCAATTCTCTTTTTGATTCTTTGCATCGCTCGCTAATTGAGCTGATGATGATCATTTGAAATAAGACTACGATGATTAATACTCCGACTAAGATTTCTGCTAACATTTTAATTCCTCCAATATTCTTTTATAAAAATAATTCCTGTGTTATAATTAAGTTATAGTTCTTTCAAAGCGCCTTTTTCAAAGGGTGCTTTTTATTTTTGTAGTGTTCGGCAGAATCGCTGAACATCTTCCAAATTGTAGAGATACTTTCCGCCCTTTCCGGACTGTTGAAATTGAAATTTCCCTTGGTCTCTCCACTCTTCTAGTTTAGTTCTACCCCATCCGGTAGCTTCCTGTAGCTGTTTGATCGGCACCCATGTAATGTGTCTGCTTGATCTACGCTTAGCTTCTTCCATAGCTTTGATGTTGAGTGAAACCAGCTCTTCAAAGAGTTTATCTTTAAATTCAGTTCCAAATAATTCTAGAACCATGTAAGCCTCCTTACCCGACTAAACTCATCTGTCCGTTGCGGGCTTTGATTTCTAGCTTAGTATTTGCTGATGGCTCCCAACTATTCCAATAGTCGAAAGCTTTTTCCTCGTCTTTGCGCTTTAATAAGTCATAGCGTGGGATACGGAAGTAGTCCTTGAAGTCTTTAGCAGCCTGTGAAAATACGGATTGTGCGAAATGTCGGTCACGGTATGCTTGGCTTTACCACCTAGCAACGCCACGACTTTTTTCTTACGCATTTTTTCCAATGCTAGACAGACCGAAGGGTTGACCGGTTGCTCATTCTTCAGATAATCAACATCGGCTGATAAGATGGACTGGCCTTCTTTCAGCTTTTTTAATTCCTGGAGCGCATGGATCATTGCGTCTTCTACCACTAACTCGGTAGGTTGAATTGTCACTTCATTCATTATTCAAATTCTCCTTCTAAAATGTTGCTTTCTTTGCGGATATCGTTCAGGTCGTTGAAGAAACGAAGCCCTCGACTGATAAAACTATCAAATTCATTTCGGATGATCCCGTCTGCTTTGAGGACTTTCTCCTCGTCTGCGTAGATTAGACCACCCATACTTGCCAAGAAATCATTTCCCTTTTGAAGTAGGCTAGTGATATTCTTGTAAGCTGAGATTTGCTTTTGTACGCTATTCAGTTGCCCTTGCGATTTTTCAATTGCTCGTGTCAATTCATCGTACTGAGCAGATTTCTTATCGACCTCTTCGCGCTGTGCCAGTGTATCATTCAATTGTTTTTCAATGAAATTAGATCGCTCTTCAGCATCTTTGATTGCTTTTGCAAGTTCCTTATTCTTTTCTAACAATTGCTTGTTGAGATCCTGAGTGGCCTTGTAGTCATCTGGAACAACTTCCTTGATTGTTTCCTTGACTTCGACCTTGGAAGACTTGATTTTCTCGTTCTCTGCTCGTAACTGTTCATTGACTTTCTTGCTGAGTTTGAGCTTCTTTTTAACTTCCTGCAGTTCTCGCACTGTCGGAGTGTCGCCATCTTCAATGCGTTGGATCTGCTCTTCTTTCTCTTCTTCTGGAAGAGTTGCGATGAGGTAGAGAGCGTTAATTCCTAAATTCTGTGACGTCACAGAATTTGGAAGTTCTTTTGCTACCTTCATAAATTGATTAGCAACCGTCTGACTGAACTCTATTTTTTTGAGCCATTCCATAAATTGCCCATGTGCCAGATCTTTCTCTTTGACGTGATTGAGTCGTCTGCCGATTTCCCAGATTGACTGACCAGCTATTTGCTTATGATAACTAATTTCAAGTTCTATCTGAGCTAGATTATTTGATAAAGTAATTTCGTTCATTTATCCTTCCTCAAATTTTTCCCATGATTCTGAGATTCGCAATTTCTTATTTATGCGCAATTTCAAATTATCACTGCCTTTTCCATTCTTGAACATCTGTGTAATCATCGCTGGGCTAACCCCGACCACAGTTGCAAGATCAGAACGAGTCCATCCACGCTTGTGGAGTTCTTCTTCTACAAGTTCATTCCATTTCTTGTGTTGTTGGCTCATGCTGCCTAACTCCTTTCTGTTTTTTGTAACAGTTAAAGAATTAGTTAATTGTTTTATGTATTTACTTGACTTGTTTTAGTGTATTTGCTAAAATGAAGGCATAGTAAAAAAAACATATTTAAAGACATTTTCTTTCTAAACGATACCGCTCGCCAAAGCTATCTTTTTTTAGAAGTGCTTTATATGTTGTTTAACTAACTCTTTAACTTTACAAAAACTATTTTAGCGTATACGCAAGAATTTGTCAAGCACTTTTTGCGTATTTACTAAATATTTTTTGTCAATTCATTAGAAAGGTTGATAATTCAATGTTTTCGACATTTGAAATTATTAAAGAATTGGCTAAAAAGCGGGGAATTTCTCTAAATCAATTAGAAGAAAAACTAGGGATTGGAAAAAATTCTTTGTATGGCTTGAAAAGAAATCAGCCATCTGCTGAAAGATTACAACAAATTGCAGATTATTTTGATGTGTCCATCGACTACCTACTGGGACGCACGGAAAATCCAAATATTGCAAGAGATGGTGATGCTTCTGCACCATTGGACCTCAGAGATATTGCTGCGCAATCTATGTTATTTGATGGGAAACCATTGACAGAAGATGACATAGATTTCATTACAGCGGTTCTGGAGGCGCACTTAAAAAATAAATAGAGGTGCATTTATGACTGTAAAAGAGCTTTGCGCTCAAGAGGGTGTAAGCCTATGTTATTTTGACGGAAGCGATTGGCATAGTCCTGGTTTCTTTAATCCTACTTTGAACATTTTAGCATTAGATATTAATTTGTCAGTTGAAGATCAAAAGCAAGTTGCTTTGCATGAATTGGGTCACAAAGAGCATACTCCTGCTCAATATGAACTAAATAGAGAATACTGTGAACTGCAAGCTGATAGAAGTATGATTCATCATTTGCTGGAAGAAGAACTACAATTAATGGAAGATGTCAGAGATTTCAATTACATAAAATTTATGGAAAAGTACAAATTAAAGACCATTGCTGATGAAACAATGGTCAAAGATGAGTATAATTCACTAATTAGTTAAAAAGGAGAAAAACGATGGCTATTTTTGGGAAGAATAGTGATGAAAAAGAAACTGCTCAAAAGCAGAAATATTACAATGATGCTTATCCTTATTTTGAAAAAAATAACATGCTGAATATTTTAGAAAAATATCCAGAGCAGGCTGCCTATATCGGAAATGTCATGGACAGCAAAGCTGTGGCAATTATGAATGCAAGTGGGCCGGGTGCATTGGAAAAGGTACAGATCCAACAAAATCAAATTCTTATGAAGCAGAATGAAGAAATTATAAGTCTACTTAAAGAAATTGCAAAAAAATAAATTAAATAATTGACACAAGCTACCGAATGGATTATAATTTATATAATCTTAGTGAACGAGTGCCGTCGCGCTCATGGAAAAGGTCTTGCTGTCGCAAGGCCTTTTCTACTTTTCTTGGAGGTATTCAGTGGATAAACCTTTTAAAAATATTGATGAACAATTAGACATATTACGATCACGGAACTTAAAAATCGATGATGAAAGAGAGGCAAGAGAGGCTTTGACTATTTACGGTTATTATGAAATAGTCAACGGATATAAATCCTTTATTCTGGAGTCAGATGATAGCGATAACTTCAAAGCAGGAGAAACATTTTCTCATCTGTACTCTCTGTATCAACTAGATAAAGATATCCGAAACGGCGTTTTAAGTGCCACGCTTGAAGTTGAATTAAGTCTTAGAACTGCTATTGCTTATACAATCGCAGAAGACTTTGGAGAAAAACAAATCGATTATCTAAAACCTAGAAACTACAGACGAGGTCACAAACGTCAAGATTCCAACCGATATCCACTTTACCAGTTGTTAGATAAGCTAAATAATATAGCTAACGATGACATCGAACCTTACAAGCATTATCGAGAAAATCACGGAAATATTCCTCCTTGGATACTTTTAAAAGGAACAAGTTTTGGAAATTTGGTAAACTTTTATAAATTACTAAAGCCAAAGCAAAAAGATAAAGTTATATCAATTTGTACAGGACTTCCTGAACAGTTTATAACTGATTCAACAAAATCAATGTTCGCTCAAGCTCTACGTCTGATTCATTCATACCGTAATCGTGCAGCACATAGTGGTAGATTATTCAGCTATCGTTCACAAAGCATAATGAAATACAACGAGCCACTACATGAGAAAATCATGGAGATTACAAAAGAAGAATATAATGATGGTGTTGGTCAAACTGGACTCTTCACGCTTCAAAATATCTTGAGTATATTTAAAAACAAGCGATCCGGATTCTTATTCGAATTTAACGTTTACTATTCGATAGGCTACCATTGTCGGTACTACCCATCAGATTTAGATTTATTGTGCGAACAAACGATGATCAATAAAACTGACATGTTAAGAGGTATCGAAAAATACTCTAAATGAAAAAATCCCCACGCTCGCCTTCGCCAAAAATTGAGTGTGAGGAATACAGTATAAGAAAAGCCATTAAAAAGGTCTTTTTCTTATGCCCATTTTAACAAGAAATGAGGTAAAACGCAATGGAAATTAAATCTTACAAAAAGAAAAATGGTGACACAGCTTATAAGTTTAGAATCTATGTCGGCAAAGAAAACGGAAAAGACAAGTATGTAAAACGTCAGGGCTTCCAGACAAAAGCCAAGGCAAGGGCAGCACTTCTCCAACTTCAAACTGACCTTGAAAATAGTGAGGAAATCACTGTCAAGGAAATTACTGTCGAGGAAGTCGCTGAAAAATGGCTCAAGGAATACGCTGATACAGTACAGGATAGCACCTACATCAAGACCGAACGGAATATTAAAAATCATATCTATCCGACTTTAGGAGATCAGAAGATTTCTACTCTCACTCCTCTGCAACTTCAGGAACAAGTCAATGCCTGGTCCAAAAAACTTGTTTACGGACGTAAAATGAAAGGCTTGATGAATAACATATGTAAGTACGCTATTAGACATGGCTACATCTCAACAAATCCGGTTGAGAGTGTAACAACGCTTGTCAGAAAGCAAGTAGATACAGATAGCGATTTTTACGACAAGGAGGAACTGAAATCTTTCCTTGAGTTAGTAGACAAAACAGATGAACTGAGAAAGAAAGTCCTCTTTCGTCTTCTAGCCTTCACAGGAGCTCGAAAAGGGGAGGTTTTAGCCCTCAAATGGGAAGACTGGACCGATAACACTCTGAGCATAAACAAAGCCATCACAAGAGGATTTGACGGGGAATCTGTCGGTCCTACAAAAAACAAAAGTAGCAACCGATTGATCAGCTTGGACAAAAAGACAAGTGAGCTACTCACAGAGTGGAGAAAAATGAATCCTACTACAACTTTTATCTTTGAGAATGAATTTGGAAAACCAATACCAGGAACACTACCACGGAAATGGCTACAACAAATTGTCAAAGATTCGGATGTGCGTCCTATTAGGATCCACGGCTTCCGACATACACATGCCAGTCTATGCTTCGAAGCTGGAATGACACTCAAGCAGGTCCAGTATAGACTTGGACACTCAGATTTAAAGACAACCATGAACATCTATACGCACATCACTAAAGAGGCTAAGGATGACATTGGTGAGAAATTTGCAAACTATATTGATTTTTAAACAAATAACAAAAAAGCAGACCCTTTGGATAAAAAAAGGGTCTGTTTTTGGGTCTGTTAGTTTCAAAAAGGTTCAAAAAAGAATAGAAAGTATAAAACAAAAAACGTTGTTTTTACAACGTTTTAGAAACTTTTAGAAAACTTTAGAAAGTATATATGGAGCCGGTGGGAGTCGAACCCACGTCCAAACACCTGCCAGCATATTTGTCTACAACCATAGGTTATGTCTTAGTTTAACAGCTACATGACACATAACTCAAGCCCTGTAGTTGCGAGTCTATCAATCTCTTATCTAACTCCTAGACAAAGCTAGATCGTATCTCGCTGAAATTAAGACCTGTCATCAAACACGAGCGATTCGAATCGGGTCACGCCTGCTGGTGTTTAGGCAGCTAAAGCGTAAGAATTATTATTTTTTGCAGTTATATTTAACTGGCGTTTTACATCCGCTAGATGAGTTGCAAAATATGCCTCATAATGCCTGTCGAATCCGTAACGACCCCAAAACGAATACATTTAGTATATCAAAATCTAGCTAAAAATGCAAAAGAAAAAAATTGAACAAGAAGGCTTCCACCGGGAAGCTCCTTGCTCAATTTACTGTTATTATTGAAGATTCAACTTATATTTGCTAATATAGTGAATCGTGAAGTACATAGAAACAATCTTGATGACTTCATAGATAAGACCTGGGATAAAGTTAGGTCCAAAATCATCAATATTTCCATAAACCAATGCAGACCCGACAGCATATGAATCTTTTAATGGATTAAATGCTGTACCAATGATACTTAAAACAATGCACAAGAGAAAGAAAAACAGAATAGCCTTAAATCCACGACGATTTTGGAAGAGTTGGCCAAGTGCGATCGATACATAAAATAGTAAGATTCCTGAAGCTGTGGTAAAAATCCACCAAACGATAATCCAATAAGCAATAGAATGACTAAAAGCCTCAGCGATAATACTAAATACAGGAGAGAGGTCTTGTCCAATGACAGCACCCATCACAAGTATTGTGATAAAACCACTAAAAAATAGAAGGAATAGGCAGTAAAGACTCGCTACTAAAGCTCCCACAAATTTTGACAAAATGATCGCATGGGGGCTAGCTGGAAGAGTCCAGGTCAAGTAACCTTCACGTCCGTATAAGTTGGAATAGAAACGACGGATAATAATATAGTAGTTGCTAAGATAAAGACCAATGACTCCTCCAAAAATGAGAATCCCAAGAGTCCCTGTTATGATTTGCATACTATTGGTTTCCATATCCACAAAACCGTTTGTAGCACTTCCACCAATAACACCTGTAATCACTGACAAACCTAGTGCAATCAGGGTGATCAATAAATACCACTTAGCTGTCGATTTAAATTCATATTTTAATAATTTACCAAACATGGGTTCCTCCTAATAAACACGGAATTGATCACGGAAGATCTCATCGATTGATTTTCCGTGTTGATTGCGCAAAACAGTCGTATTTTCATGCAAGAGGATTCTTCCTTGGTTGATGAAAATCGCTTCATCCAAAACTTGCTCAATATCCGCAATCAAGTGAGTAGAAATCAAGACAGAAGAGTTTGGACGTCGGTTTTGAATAATGGTCCGCAAAATATAATCACGCGCTGCTGGGTCGACCCCACCGATTGGTTCATCAAGGACATACAAGTCAGCTTCACGACTCATCACCAAAATCAATTGTACTTTTTCCTTGTTCCCTTTTGAAAGGCTGTTCAATTTTTGATTTGGATGCAAATGCAAATCGTTGAGCAATTGGTAAGCTCGTTGGACATTAAAATCTGAATAAAAATCTTGGAAATAGCTAATAGCATCACTAATTTTTATATTTTCACTCAGATAAGTCGTATCCGGCAAATAGGAAACAACTTTTTTAGAAGCTGGGGATGGTAATTGACCATGAATATAGATATTTCCAAGGCTTGGTTGCAACAAACCATTAATCAATTTAATGATGGTTGTTTTCCCGCTACCATTAGGCCCCAAAAGGCCAATAATACGGCCAGGTTGGATGTTCAAACTAACATCCATGAGAGCAACTTCATGCCCATAATTCTTTGTCACATGGTCCAAGTAGACCAAAGGATACTGATTCATGTAAATCTCCTTTATTTTCTATTTATGCTATTATACCTTGTCCTCTTGATGATTGCAACTTTATCTGAAAATTTGCTAAGAATTTGAAAATGGTTGTTCAAAAATACAGGTGTAAACAAATCAGAGGTTAGGGAAGCCCCTAACCTCTGATTTGTTTTGATGAATAGAATTTTTAACTAATTCCAAGTGCAATCCGTGCATAGCGGCTCATTTTTTCAACCGTCCAAGCAGGATACCAGACCAACTTCACATCCACAGATGTCACTTCTTCTA